GCGCATTTACTGCGACGTCATAGCCCCGACAAGGATAGTCGGAAACGGTCTGATTCAATCAGATCTTTTGTTAAACCGGGTAATAGTAGAGCCCTGATGTCTCTACCTCTTGTTGGTGAATCAGTTAGAAAACTGACGCCAAAACAAAAGGATTTTGTACGAAACTGTGTCGGTGTGTTACATAGTTTAGTGCGGTTGTATGGGTTTGATGATGTGAGAAAGGGAGTAGGTTATAGTCCGAAAACAACAATGGATCATTGGATTGATTGTTGTGAGATGTCGAATGAGCATCCCATGGCATTCGTTAAGTATAAGATAGCAGCATTTTATGCTGCGGTCAAAGACTGTGACGAAATGCCATCTGGTATTTGGACAAAAAAAGATCTTCCTGGAGTGTTAATGGGTGGACGTGTTTTAAGATGGTTGAATGTACTCAAACGTGACGAACCAGTCAAGTATGAGAGCTTCGCTACTAGTGTACTTTATTCAAAAAAAGGTATGCCTCGTCCCCAGAAGGAACAGTTAACAGACGCTGAAAAGAAGGCGTTTGTCAAACTTACCACTCCGAAGCCAGTGTTCCGAGCATTTCAACTTAAACGTTGGGGTGACGATTGTAAAATTGATGGTTTCATCAGTAAAGAATCGATCTCAAAAGAGATTCGGCGCACAGTTCGTGAGGTGTACGAAGGGAAATCGTTCACTGATGAAGATAGACAGCGTGCAATTGTGCCGTCTACTTCAGCGAACTACATTAATTCTCGAGCACGCGGAGGTGTTCCTGGATTACTTGTTGACGAATACCCTCATTTATTTGATGGGTTACACACAGATGAAAAACTAATACAAATAGGAGGTGGAAATATAAATAAATCAATTCTGGTTAACGGGAGCGTTGGTAAGTGGAGTGACTATGGTCTAGATAAGAATTTCTTGTCTTCTGACTATGTTGTTCCCACTGCTAGCGTGATGAACGTTTTCACGGTCGATTTCTCCCGTCTTGACACTCGTTGGCGTATCTTATATGATAGGATATTCCAAGAAGCGTTGCATTCAGAGGTCGCTTATGCGGTACCTCTTGCACTGCCTGAGAGTTTGAAGACCCGAGTAATATCGAAAGGGCCTGGTTTGTTGTACACTGCTTTAAAACCATTACAGATGTTCCTTTGGAAACATTTGTCGTCACACCCCACATTTCGTCTGACTGGCACTCCTGTTACTGGGATGGTTATTCAGGATCTTGTTGGCGCGAAGCTGAAGCCTGGAGAGAAGTTTCTCTCTGTGGACTATTCCGATGCTACTAATGAGATTGAATCATGGGCGAGTGAAGCTGCGATGGATGAAATTGCAAATGTTCTTGGATTGAGCGATGATGAGAGGCAACTTTCTATTCGTTCCCTCACAGGACATACAATGGTATTAAAAAAGAAGAATAAAATTTTAGACAGTAAACAACAACAAACAGGACAATTGATGGGAGGTATTCTCTCTTTTCCAGTACTCTGCATCGTTAATGCAGCAGTACTCCGTATGACGAAAGAAATTACGGATGATCGCGTTTATACTCTTCGAGATTCGCAGATCGTGGTTAATGGAGATGATGGTGTAATAAAAACAAGTGTACATGGGCGCGCTAATTGGAAAAGAATTGGTGGTGCTTGTGGTTTACACCCTTCGGTGGGTAAGGTTTATTATTCAGATAATTTTTTGAATATAAATTCTACCACTTTCAACTTTCATCCTCTTGGGTGGGAGTCATCGTTGGTGTGGAATCGTGATATGACGAAGCAAGTCGTTCGTACGTGTCATTACCAGCTTGTGAATTATGTGAATTTGGGCCTACTTTTTGGTCTGAAACGCAGTGGTGTAAAAACAGTTCGTGTTGGTGAAGTTGATCGTGACGGAAAATCTTTCGGTGCAAAATGCCGTGAGCTCATTAGTCTATGTCCTTCTCATATGCAGGAGCGTGTTCTTGAACACTTCATACATCGAAATCAGCGCGCTTTGCGTGTTGATCTCCCGTGGTTTATTCCAGAAAACCTCGGAGGATTAGGTCTACCAGCAGTTGGCAGATTTACATCTTCTCGTGCAGACTTAATGTTTGCCCGCCTAATATACGAGAACCCAGATCGTTTTCGAGTTCCTTCCCAACCCTTGTTGGCTGAATGGAAATTCTGGGAATATGCTACAAAGCGTTTTCCCCAACCATCTGGATTGCTCAATACCGGTCTTGAACTACCTGGTATGGTGTCACTTGACGCTATCCGTGGGAAAGCTTGTATTGAGGCATTGTTTCGTATGACCTTCGTAAAACAACTCAGCGAGGAGAAATATGGCGACTATGATATCAAGCAACCGACGTTGGAGAATCTTTTCATTCCAACCGAAGATGTGGAAGTAAAAAAACAAAATAAAAATAAAAAAAATAAAACTTCCGCAGATGTCTATGTAGAGAAATGTAAGGCAATGTGGCGAAAGGCACGACTCGTCCACAACCCCCCTCCCCCTTTCCTTCAAGGAAAGTTCCCCGCACTTTACGACAACAACAGTCGTCCACTCTTTTTGGAGATTCAACATGAATTACCTTCTATAGGTTTTCATTCTCCTTCTATAATCGAGTGGTAATATACAAATACAGCAGTAAAACATAATATAATAAACATGCATATTGTCAATCAGTCAGATTTTCATTGAGATACTTTCTGGTGACAACAATTGAAAAGATAAGCATTATCCTAATATTTGATGGATTTCGGATTCCTATCCTCCCCTTACATTCCGACCGTAATTGGTGGTGTAATTGACTCCTTACCCTTTTGGGAAATAGAGATTGAGTGATACTATTGAAGAAATTAATTTAAATAAATAAAGAGTGAAACACAACTTTGTAAAGTTATGTATGCGTAAAAGTGTTTTTGTGATTATTGTAAGATTTTGTACTCCCCTTTAGGTTTTGCCATGTGCCG